AAACAACAGCAAGATTAAATATGATAAATGATGGAAAACAAACAACAGATCAACTACAACAAGCTATATTTCAATCTGCTAAAAATTCAAGAGCAGGTTTCTTAGATACAGCGAGTGTAGTTTCTAAGTTAGGTTTATTAGCTCCACAAGCATTTAATAGCAATATGGAGACTGTAAAATTTTCTGAATTAATGGCTAAATCTTTTAAAGTTGGAGGAGCTTCAACATCTGAACAAACATCAGGAATGTATCAATTAATTCAAGCGATGGCTTCTGGAAAATTACAAGGAGATGAATTTAGAAGTATTATGGAAAATGCTCCTTTATTGGCTCAAGCAATTAGTAAATATACAGGAAAGTCTATAGGAGAATTAAAAGATATGAGTAAAGAGGGATTGATTACATCTGATGTAATAAAGAATGCAGTATTTGAAATGTCAGATGAAATTAATACTAAATTTAATTCAATTCCAATGACATTTGGAGATGTTGTTACTCAAATAAAAAGTAATGCTGTTAATTCATTTATGGGTATTAGTAGTACTATGAGTGGAATATTCAATGGAGAAAGATTCCAAGGTTTTATAGATGGAGTTTCATCTTTTATAAATAAAGCTTTTGTTATGATAAATTGGCTTATAAAAGGGATATCTATGGTGGGGACTGTCCTCTATGAAATATGGGGACCTATTCAACCAATTTTAGTCACAGTCTTGGGATTACTAACAGCATATAAATTAGTTATGGGATTTATAGCAGTAAAAACAGCTATTGCATCAGGGATTGCTACTATTTACAATTTAGCACTTCTTGCCAAACAAACAATGTTAGGAGCAGTTAGCGTAGCCTTAGCACAAGCTACTGCTGCACAAACAGGGCTTAATCTAGCTATTTTGACTTGTCCAATTACTTGGATTATAGCTGGAATTGCTTTAGTTATTGCAGCTATATATGGTGTTGTGGCAGTATTTAACAAAATCACAGGTAAAGCAGTCTCTGCAACAGGTATTATTGTTGGAGTGTTCTATTGGATGGGTGGACTAATTTATAATATAATTGCTGCTATTTGGAATAAATTAGCACAAACTTTTGTATCTATCTATAATTTAGGAGTTAGTATAGCTGAATTTTTTGCCAATGTTTTTAAACATCCTATTCGTGCTGTAGCACATCTATTTGCAAATTTTATAAACTTTTTAATAGATAAAGTTAAGTTTTTAGGTTCAATAATAGATACTATATGTGGAACTAATGTTGTTGGAAGATTAGAAACTGTACAAACTGCTATTGGTGACTGGGTAAATGAAAAAGTTGGTGGGAATGAAATAACCTTGAAAAGAATGGATGCAACTCAAGTTATGATGGATAGAGTAGGCTTGAAAGATATGTACAATAAAGGGTATGAAAAAGGTGCTAATTTTAGTTTATTTGGTAAAAATGCTGAAACTGGAATAGATACTAATACAGAATTTGGTAATTCTACTAATCCTGAAGTAGCGAAGTCTAATGATTTATTAAAAAATATAGATAAAAACACTAAGAAAACTGGAGATATGTTGGATTTATCACATGATGAAATTAGTTATTTGAGAGATTTAGCAGAAAGAGAGGCTATAAATAGATTTACAACAGCAGAAGTAAAAGTTGATGTTGGTGGAATAACTCAACATGTCTCTAGTGCACTTGATTTAGATGATATTGTAGATTATATGACTAATAGAATGGAAGAAAGCATAGCAATAGCAGCGGAGGGAAGTTATGAATAATTTTATGATAGATAAAGGATACATTTTTTATTTAGATGGAATATTGGTTCCTATTACTCCTTCTTCCATTACAACTAAAATTAATAATAAAAATAAGGTTATAACACTTATTAATGATGGAGATTTTAATATTCTAAAAGAAGAAGGTTTGAAAGAATTTACATTTGATATGTGTTTGCCTGCATATAAGTACCCTTTTGCAAGAGGGGTACTTTTACCTATCAATTATTATCTAAATATGCTAAGTTTCTTAAAAAATTCAAAGAAACCTTTCAGATTTATAGTTATTAGAGAAGGAGCAATTGGAAGCTCAGGATACAATACAACTATGTTAGTATCTCTTGAAAATTATGAAATAAAAGAAGAAGCTGGGAATGGTAGAGATGTTGTTGTATCAGTGACTTTAAAAGAATACAAGAATGTCAAAAGCACTCTTTTTAAATATATTGATATTGGAGCTCAAGCAATAGGGACAGCTTTATCTGTAGCTACTTTCATATCTACAAAAACTAGAGATAGTTCATCAAAAAAATCTCAAAGAACCTATAAAGTTAAAGAAGGAGATACACTTTATATCATTGCAAAAAAAGAATTAGGTGATGCAAATAAATGTAATTTTTTAAAAGAATTGAATAAATTAAATTCTATACATGATATAAGAGTTGGGCAGGTGATAAGACTTGAATAGAGATTTAGATTTGACAATAAAAACTCAAAAAGGTCCAGTTGCACCTGCCGTTCTTGACGGTGCTTGTTGGGATACTGAAAGAAAAGGAACTCCTGGGAAATTTACTTTTAAATGTATTTTTGATGAATTAAATCAATTTGAAGAAGGAGATTTAGTAACAGTAAAATATAAGAATGAAGAAGTTTTTTATGGATTTGTATTTACTATTTCAAGAGATAGAGACAAAATTTTATCAGTAACGGCTTATGACCAGTTGAGATATTTAAAAAATAAGGATATATTTTATTATAAGAATAGAAAAGCATCTGATGTTTTAAAAATGATATGTAATAAATTTAGATTAAGTTATGGAGAAATAGAAGATACTCAATATGTTATCGGTGAAAGATTGGAAGATAATGTTGCTTTATTTGATGTTATTTTAACTGCTCTAAATCTAACACTACAGAATACAAAAAGATTATATGTTATTTATGATGATTTTGGAAAAATAACTTTGAAAGATGTTGAAAGTTTAAAATTGAATGAAGGTATATTTATAGATGAAACTATATCAGAAAATTTTTCTTATAGTTCATCTATAGATAAAACATATAATAAGATAAAATTAACTAGAGAAAATAAAGAAAAGGGAGTAAGAGAAATATTTTTATCTCCTAACACAGAAGCAGAAATAAAAAATCATACATATGAGAAATGGGGAATTTTACAATACTATGATAGAGTAGATGAAAAAGAAAATCCACAGGTAAAAGCTGATTCACTACTAAAGCTTTATAATAGAAAATTTAAAAGTTTATCTATTAAGAATGTCTTTGGTAATGTAAAAGTTAGAGCTGGAGTAAGTATAGTTGTAAAATTAGACTTAGGAGACATTAAGGTTAGTAATTATATGCTTGTTGAAAGTGTAAAGCATACTTTTAATAAGGATGAACATTTTATGGATTTAAAATTGAGAGGAGCTGATATTGAATGATAGAAGCAATTAAAAAAATAGTTTCTAATATGTTAGAAAATTCAAAACTATCTAAACTAGAATTTGGTACAGTTGAAAGTGTTTCACCTATTAAAATAAGAATAGATCAAAAAAAAGTTATAAATGCTAGTCAATTAATGTTGTCTCATTTAGTAAGAGATTATTATGTGGATATTACAGTTCAACACAGCACTGATAGTATTTATGGATCTTGGGATACATCTCATAATCATCCTGGAGCAGGGAAAAATGTTATTCCAATAGACCATGAACACGAATATAAAGGTCGTAAAAAAATTATGATGCACTATTCACTGAAAAAAGGAGAAAAAGTTGTATTAATAAGACAAGATGGAGGACAACTCTATTATATTTTAGATAGAATAGATGATCCTATTGTTGAAGGAGAGTGGATATAATGCTACCAGTTAGAAATGATAGAGTTGAAATAAAATCAGAAGTGGAAGCTATTCCAACTAAAACTTATAAAATGGCTATCTTTGGAAACAAAATTACAGGTAAAACAGATGGACAAGAAGCTATGAAACAAGCTATTTATAAAATCTTAAATACTGAGAGATATCAATATCCAATTTATAGTTGGAACTATGGGATTGAATTAAAGGACTTGTTTGGAAAATCTAAAAGTTATTGTAAAGTTGAATTAGTATCAAGAGTATCAGAGGCTTTATTGCAAGATGAAAGAATTATTGCTGTAGAGTCTTTTTTATTTGATGATACAAAGAAAAGAGAAAGTTTAGCAATGACTTTTACAGCAAAAACAATTTTTGGAGATATTGAAATAGCTAAGGAGGTTAAAGTAGCAAATGTTCGAGGATAAGAATTATGAAAATTTATTGAATGATAAATTAAGTAGGGTTCGTAAAGATATTGATACTCGCGAAGGGTCAGTAGTATTTGATGCTACAGCAGGAAACTCTTTAGAAGAAGCTCAAATGTATTTAACAATTGCTGAATATTATCAACAAACTTTTGGAGATACAGCAAGTAGAGAGTTTTTAATAAGGAGAGCAGCAGAAAGAGGAATAAAACCAAAAGCTGCAAGTGTTGGAGTATATAAAGGTATCTTTAATATGGATATTCCTATTGGAAGTAGATTTTCTTTAGATATCTACAATTATATCGTTATAAAAAAATTACCTACTGGAACATTTGAATATATGTTAGAGTGTGAAACTTATGGAGAAGAACCTAATGGTTCAGTAGGAGATTTAGTCCCAATAGATTATATTCCTGGATTGACTTTAGCCAAAATAGCAGAGATGCTTATTCCTGGTGAAGATGAAGAAGAAACTGAAAGTATAAGGCAAAGATACTTAGATAGTTTTAATCTACAGGCTTATGGTGGAAATATAAAAGACTATGAAGAAAAAACTATGGCACAAGCTGGGGTAGGTGTAGTTAAAGTAACTCCTGTTTGGAAAGGTGGAGGAACAGTAAGAGTAACTATTTTAGATAGTGAATTTAACATAGCTTCTACACCTTTAATTTCTAAAATTCAAGAAGTGTTAGACCCAACTAAAGACCAAACAGGGAAAGGATTAGCTCCAATAGGGCATATAGTTACAGTTGATACTCCAGCACAAGAAAAAATTTATATTGCTACGAAATTAACTTTAAAAGATTTATCTGTTACTAATATAAAAGCTGATATTGATAAAGTTTTAAAAGCATATCTTTTAGAATTGAGGAAACAATTCAAAGAATCAGAAAAGATAGTTGTAAGAACATCAATAATAGAATCAAGAATTTTAGCATTGAATTCTAATATTATAGATATTCAAGAAACTAAAATAAATGGGTATACTCAAAACTTTACATTAGACTCTTTTAAAGTTCCAGTGTGGGGAGATGGAAATTATGTCCAACTTTAAAGATGTTAACCTATATGATAATTTACCTGATTTTATGCAGCAATATAAAGAAATACAAGCTATTTTTAATATTGAAAATGTAGATTTAACAAAACTTTGGAATGAAATTAGAAGAAGTTTTAATAATGGTTTTATATTTTCTACAGATGTTTTAGGAATATCTAAATTTGAAAAAATGATGAATATTTATCCTAAGGCAACCGATAATTTAAAAGATAGACAATTGAGAGTTTATATAAAATGGAATGCTACTCTTCCATACACTTGGAGATGGTTAGAAGAATTTTTAATTACTTATTATCAAAATGTTAAGACAAAAGCTATTCCAATTTTATTTAATGATAAATATGAATTAGATATTAGATTAGAAAAGCAAGAGGAATTTAATGATTTTGATTACAGTATATACAAAGAATTAAGACCTATGATTCCAGCTAACTTAGGATTAAGAGTAGTTAATGTAATTCCAACAAAATCTGAGAAAATTAATGTAATGAGTATGGTAATTTATAAAGCTAAAAAAGTTTTAAAAGAAAATAATAGACTAACTAATCTAGTTGGAGAAAAAGTATTTAATAATGCTTTAGTTTATAGATTAAAAAAGGAGGTTTAAATGGCTTTTAGAGGACTTACAAAAAAAGGTGCTGACTATTTAGCAACTAGGCTTGCCAATGAATTAGCTGTAGAATTTTTAAAAGTAGAAATAGGAGATGGTGCTATCATAAGTGGACAAAATCCAAAGAATCAAACATCTCTTATTTCGTATAAAAAAGATGTAAGAATATTAAAAAAAGAACAAGAAAATAATGCTATTAATCTAACAATTCAGATAACTAATGATGACATCACACAGGGTTTTTATCTAAAAGAAATAGGAATTTATGTGAATGACAGGACTTCTAATGGTTGCTTGTATTGGTATTGTAATGAGGACAATGCTCAGTACATTCCAGCAAAAACTGATAGTGTGATAGCTTTTGAAATAGATATTAGAATGGAAGTAACAAACTCAGATGCTACTATTATTAATTGGAGTGGAAAAAACACTTGGATTAATAAAGAATACCTTGAAGAAAATTACACACAAAACGGTGGATATAAAGGAACAGCATTAGAAATTGATGATAGAGTAGTTTCTGCACTGGGGAAAGAAGATGGAAAATTCCCATTAACAGAAGCAGTAAAAGGGAATGTTTACTATTTCCCAGGAAACAAGAAATTCTACATTTGTAAAGAAGCACAAAACAGAAGAGTAAGTGTTCCAGATGGGAACTTTGAAGAATTGTCAATATGGGAAAATCGGAAGAGATTGGAAAATCTAACAAGAAAAACAATCTTACTTTTTTATAATGGTGGGTCATTGGTTCCTGATGGAACTACATCTATTGCTATAAATGAAAATTGGTATTTTTTTGGATTAGGTGTTGGAACAGCTGTTCAATCTGGAAAAGAAAGAATGTGTTTTTTATTTAGAACTATATTTCAATCAAACAATGATATTTTGAGATTTAATGGAATAGAAATTAGATATAATGCGACAAACAAGACTTTAAAAGTTATAAACAATGGTGGAAATTTATACTTCTTAGAGCAATATTCTAGTTTAATTTAAAATATTTCTATTTAAAACTATAAAAAGTTAATAAATTTGAAAATCTATACAAAATGAAAGGAGAAATGTTATGTTTTATATTTATACAAAAGAGAAAAAATCGAGACTCGCATTCACTGTTAATTTAACAGCCAACGAAGTTAAAAACTTGATGGATAATAATCTATTTTTAGATTATCCTGAGTTAGATCCAAAGGATTATGTAGTTGTTGAAAGAAATGAAAGTTTTAAATATCCAACATATGATGAATCGATTAACAGTATTAGAGAAATGACAAGACAAGAGTTGATTGAAGAAGGAATAGAAGTTCAATTAAATCAAGGTGAGTACATAGAGAATAAAAAACTTATAACTGTACCTCAACCAACTTCATACCATACTTGGAATTCAAATTCTCATGAATGGGATATTGATATGAGTGGAGTAAAGAAAACTTTTAAACATAAGTTTCAAGCTATCTTACTAGAAAAATTATTTGGAAGTTTTGAGTATAAAGGAAAAGTTTTTCAAATGCGGGACTATGATGAAATTAATTTTATAAGAGTAAAAATAGCATTAGACATAGCTTCAGAAACAACAGATATAGAAGTTTTAAAAGAAGCTTTACACGACTTAGAAATTGTTGTTACTTCTGATTTAGAAGAAAAGTTAAAAAATGTGATGAAATCAGGAAAATTAAAAGAATTTTTAAAATCTTTAAATACAAAATGGAGACTTCAAGATAACTCTGTAGCTGATATAACTTTAGGAGATATAAATCAAGTATATCTTAAATGGATTTTGAAAGTTATAACTGCTCAAAATAAATATACAGCAATTTTTATTGAAATTGAAAAAGCTAAGACAGTTGAAGATTTAGAAAAAATAGAATGGAATTAAAAAACTAGAGGTAGTTTAGTATAGCTACCTCTTTTAAAATGTGTTATACAGCCTCTCATGAGGTCATTTTTTTTTAGGAGGTATATATGTTTGTTTTATCTGAAAATAGTTTAGAAAAATTAAATGGAGTTCATCCAAAATTAGTAGTTTTTATGGAAGAATTAATAAAAGAATCTCCATATGATTTTAAAATAACTTGTGGAGTTAGAACTGCTGAAGAACAAAATCGTGAATATCAAAAAGGAAGAACTCTTTTATACGATGGAAAAGGAAATAAACTAAGTAAAGTTAGTTGGTGCGATGGATATAAATTAAAATCAAAGCACCAAGTGAAAGCTGATGGATATGGGTATGCTGTTGATATAGCAGTTTTGGAAAAAGAAAAGTACACAGATAAGAAAACTGGAGAAGTAAAAGAAAAAATAGTCGCTAGATGGGATTATAAATATTATAAAGCTATTTATGATGTTGCAAAAAGTAAAGGACTAATTGACAAGTATGGGATAGTTTGGGGTGGAAATTGGAAACAAAAAGATTTAGTACATTTTCAATTAGGAACAGCTGATAATATTCAATTTAAAAGATAATGGAGGGGTATCATGCCAGAACTAGATGAATTTAATTTAAAATATTATGATGGAAAAGATTTTATTTTAGAAAAAGATTATAGATATATGATAGGAGAAAAATTAATTCATATACCTGCAGGTTTTAAGTGTGATTTAGCTAGTGTACCTAGGATTTTCAGAAATGTTATTAATACTTATGGGGACCATACAAAAGCAGCTGTTATTCATGATTGGTTATATAGAAATGGTCATAATTTGGGAGTAAGTAGAAAGGAAGCAGATAAGGTATTTTTAGCAGTTATGAAAGAACAAGGGGTCGGCTTTTTCAAAAGACAGTTAATGTATAGAGCTGTTAGAACATTTGGGATGTTTGCATACAAGGAGGATTAATGGAATTAGAAATCACTTTAACATTATTAGGAATGCTTGGAACATCTTTAATTACAGTTGGTGGAGTTATATTAGGCTATCATAATTATCTAATGAGGCAAATTAACAAAAGATTAAAAAAGGAAACATATTATATAGATCAAGAAAAATTAGACAAGCAACTTGAAGAAATAAAAAACAGCTCTGAAAAACAAAAAGATGAAATAAAAGCAATGATATCCAAGTTAGGAGATAAGATGGAAGCAGATTATCAAAAGATTTATGATCATCTACTAAATTGTAATAGAAGAAATGGGTAGGAAAAAATCCTACCCTCTTTTTTTATTGCTTGAATTTATGATTTTATCTATAGTTTAAAAAAATAAAAAAATTTAAAAAAAATGTTGACACCGTAACGGTAATATGTTATTATACTTATATAGAAATACCGTAACGGTAAAAAATAAAATTAGGAGGACAGGAAATGAAAAGATTTTTAAATGTAAAAGAAAAAGCAAATAAGAAAGGATATATACTAATTAATTATGTGCTTTATGTGGGAGATAAAGCGAAATATAAATTAATGTATCCTCAAAATATGGGGATAGCTCAAAGATTTAATACTTTGAAAGAAGTAGAAAATTTTGTAGAAACATGTGAAAGAAATAACTAAAAAAGGATCTACTAAATAAATAGCAAATCCAATTCAAGAAGTGATATAGTTACTCCTTCAGCAAGATAATTATATCACTTCTAAATAAAAAATACAAGGAGTGATAAGAATGAAAGAAGTTTTTATTTTAAAAAAAGTAGGAGATATAGAATATTTAGTTATCAATAAAAAAGAAGTTGAAATGTTTTGCAACATTCAAAGAGGAGTTTATGAAACTAAATACTTTAGAAAAGATTGTTTAACTGAAGAAGAAATAAGAGAATATTTTATAAAAGAAAAAGGAATAGATTTCACAAGTGATGAACTTCACAAACCTAGCACTTATGAATATAATTGCAGTGAAAGTGAAAAAATAATTGGAGATTTATATATTGTGAAATTTGATAAATCTTTAGATAGTACAAATAGTAAAGTAACACAAGATTTTTTTAGAAATGCAAAAGCAGTAATATTAGATATGAAAAGAGAAAAAGAAATTCAATTTGGGAAATAAATAATACAAGAGAGATAGTTTTTAAAACTATCTCTCTTTAAAATAAGGAGATGTTAGATATGACTTTTAGAGAAGTTATGGAAGACTATTTTAAGAGTTGGGGATTATCTGTAAGAGCAAGCACATCCATTAGTCATAAAAAATCTTTTACTTATCAATGTAGTAAATTATTAGATGGTTTGAGAGTAATGTTATTTTAGATAGATATAAAACGTTCATGGTGTAGATATCCCAGCAGAAAAGAGTTTGAG